CGCATTGAATGGATGAGGGAAAAGAAGAACTCTTGTTGGCAATCTAAGCAGCAAGTTGTAGTCTTTGACGATGAATCTGCCCTCCACATTATGAAGAATCTAGAGAAAGATCCTAAGGTTTCTCTCATTGACGTTGTTCCTGTTTTCTGATGACTTACACCAAAGCACAACTTATTGATGCACTGTGTGCAGAATGGGACTATCTTTGTCACGATGATTTTGATCCAGAGAATGATCCTACCACTGAAGAGTATCGCGAAGACCTAGAAAAACTGACTCTTGAGGAACTCATTGTGGAGACAGATTGCGATGAAGGTTACACATTAGAGGAATATATGCAAAACTACGGAGATGTGTGACAGTCCTAGAACTGTCCACCAAACGCCCCAAAGCACCCCCTGAGGTGCCATACTATAAGAGTCAAACAAAGGGAAGCACATGCAACTCACCTCCAAATCCATGCAAGTTGAGTTCCGTCCTCACAACATCCTCACCGATAAGTATGTTTATACTCTCAAACTTAAGGGTGATGTGATGTCTATGCGTCTCATGAATAAGCGTGAGATGAGTGAAACTGTCAACGCTCGTTTGGATATTGGTTACGAAGTGACCGACTATCTGACTGAACCTCAGGAGTATTTCCCCGCCTGTTGTTGATACCGAGGGTCTATGTAATTGGTCTCCTTCCGCGAGACCTCCCCTCTCTTTTTTCTCACCTTCACTAACACTCACATGAAAGACATTCGGATCAAAGTCACAACTAACGATGGTTTGTGTACTATTTGGTATGAACGTTCTAAGGCAAAAAATGCCGTTGAAATTATCAACAATCGGGTCTACAATCAGTTGTGTGGACTTAACATCAAAGAGGTAGATGTTTCTGTAATTGGATCATGATCTCTCTCCCTAATCCCACCAAAATTCTTTCTACTGTCATGACTCAACCTGCACCCACTAAAAAAGATTTTGAGCGACTGGTTGATAACTATGTCATGCACATTATTGATGGTCTTGACTATAAAGATATGGAGCAAATGTGCTATGATTTGTTGCAACGTGAGTACGAGAAGATGACGTGGGACGATGTAACTGAAGAGATCGTAGATTTGTATGATGAAGATACTTTAGTTGCCTTAATTCCTGTGGAGCAAGATAACACTACAGAAGAACCCAGCGAAGCGACTGGGTGGCAGTGACAGTCAGCAAAGTGGCACAGAACCCCTTGATTTTTGCCCGATTCTGTGCCATATTAGGAGCATGGAAAACAAAGCAACTCAAATCCGTTCCCTCTTCTCTCAGGGTTGGAAGGCAGAAACTGTCTGGGGTGATGACCTCACCGCCCATCACATGAACACCCGTTCTGTGTATCGTTTCAAGGAGAATAGCGATGTCGCTATCACTCACTCTGCAAAGTACGTTGATAACGGAACTGTAGACGTGTTTGCTGTAACTTACACTAAGGTTACTGCTTATCACGCAAGTGGAAATGTTCTCTCTTCTGAGACTGAAACTGTTGAGGTGTTTGATAAGTTTTTGGATGCCTTTTATTGTGGTGTTCAGTGTATCAACAACCTGAACATGGAGACAGTTGCCTAAGTGGCACAAGACCGCTTGTAATGCCCTCAAATCTGTGCAATCATACTGGTATGAACAAAGGAAACGACATGACCATCACAACCGCTTTCACTGACGCTCTGGAGTCAATGCAGGATTTCTATTTTGAGATGAATCCTGACATTGACATGTGCTACGATTATGTTGCTGAAGTCGCTGAATGTGGTTCGTTCGTTCACAACAACGACGCATGGAACATGTTCTACGAAGCATGGGAAAAACTCTCCGCCTGATAACACTAACCTCACTCAAATCATCATGACTCATCCTTACTACACCACAAACTTTGCAGACAGGGAAATGTTTGCACACAATGCAAAAGTTAGCAAACAGAAAGAAGAATTGAACCGCATTTTGTCTCAACCTGAAACACGAATTAAGTACACATTTCAGTTCTTAAGTGATTTTGGAGATGATGAACAAACCCGTAAAAAATGTTACGATAAGATAGCAGAATGGTCTGACAAACTTGACACTTCCGAATCACACTTCTGATCACAAAATGATTACTTCCAAAGCACAACTGTACAAGATCATTGCAACAACTGCTCAGGCACATGTTCTCACTAGAGAGGAAAAGTTTCAAGTTTTTTGTAAAGTGTGCGATAATGCATTAGAGTCAGGACACATCACCAAGGCAAATCACACTCGCTGGACTAACATCTTCTGATCATGATTTCAAACGCAATGTTTAACTCTGCTCTCAACACTCTCCCCAGTTACATTAAATCTACCGATGCTGATTGGGGCATGGTTTATGACTACATGGAGTCAATGTGTGGTGATCTGAAAGATTACCATTGGGAAGAAGTTGCCCAAGTGTATAGACAATTTATCAACGATCAGCGTTACTAGTGACAGTTGTCAAAGTGTCACACAATCGTGGCACAGCGCCCAAAATCGTGTATTATTAAAGAGTCAAAGGAATTTAACCCATGAAAACCACCAAACAGCAAGCACTTTCTCAGTTTAGGTATAACTGGAAAGTCTTCACAATGTCAAAACCTCAGTGGAAAAATGATGTAGTTGCTAAGCGTGAATCATGGAACAATTTCACTGATGAACTCTGCAAAGAGGGTTACATCACCGAGAATCAGTACAACAACTGGAGCAACCCTTTCTGATGTGGAAGTCACTAACTAAGACCAGATCACACTCCGAAATCTTATCCTATCACATGAAGTTTCTCCTTTTAGTTCTCATCGGCGCACTTCTCTGGACTAACAACGACGCCCGCAACATTACTGCGGACGTGTTACAGGATGCCAGTGAGTTTGTCCGCCCTGATCCATCAATCCGAATCAGTTTTTGATCTTGGTTCCCGCATCTTCACTCATTCAAATAACAGTCATGCGCTTCATTCTCCTCGGCATTGTTCTCACCAGCGGCATCTTTATTGGCACCCGCGCTATTAACGCTGTCTCAGATATGCAGGACGCAAAGATGGCGCGATTCTGCAAAACTATTCCCGTAGGTGCATCATATGATGACATTTGTGCCAAGTATAAGTAATCATACGACATAGATTTATCATGAGATTCATTCCAACTCTTGATCCTCTGCCCTATCTAAGGGTGGAGGATTTCTTCACTAAGATACAACTAGAGCAGCAAGTATTCCCTGAACTTGAATACTACACACGTTCAGGTAAGTTATTACCAGCGACTGAGACTGGTTCTGCTCGTAATGCTGAAGGGGAGATAGTTAAGAACAATTCAGGTATGTTTATTGAGGCAACATATCGTGAATCAAAGTCATCTAGTATTGCCACGATTATTAACAACTTTTGGAACACAGATACATGCGCGGCGATAGAGAAAACTGGACCATGGAATAGAGGGTTTAGACAATCTAATTCCACTGCAACTTTGATCTCATACTATCAGGAAGGGGACTACTATTTGCCTCACCTAGATGATGTTCAATTTACACTTTTGGTCTGGGTATGGAAAGAACCAAAGAACTTTTCAGGCGGAGAGTTTATGTTTAACGACGTATCTCACACCGTTCCAATGAAGAATAACTCCGCAGTATTGTTCCCATCATGTTATTCTCATTCTGTAAATCGTGTCTCAATGAATACTCCATCTCTGAATGATGGCACTGGTCGTTACTGTATATCACGATTCTATTGGATACATCAAGCGACTGAAATGTTCACTTATAATGGAACACATCCTAAGGACATGACACCCGTAAATCTATCTGACTCTTTCAACGTATGAATAACATAACACCTCAACAAGTCATTGGATTGTTTCCTGTCCCCGTAGGATGTTACCGCTATCAAGGTGACATCAGTGAGTTAAAAGATCAGGTGCGTGAGTACATCAAAACCCGCCCTTTTAATCAGAATAATGATAACCCAAACCTGAAACATTATCTACAGAAAGGTGACAACAGTGATGGGACAGTATCACTTAAGGACTCATTCTTTAAGCACTTCACTGATACTGGACTAGAGCAATTCTTCTGTGATGCTGCATTTCATTTCCATACAGATGTGCTAGGGTTACAGATACAATCAGAATACACAGTTGTTGATGCCTGGGTGAATCATTGTACCTCTGGTGATCAACCTTTCCATGCACACATTAACTCATTCATCTCAGGAACATTCTACCTAGATCATGATGACAACGCTGCCCCGATTGAGTTCGTTAATCCTAAACTCTCTCACCAAACTGAACCCGCTATTAGTTTCTCACCAGACCATAATCTTACCACTGTATTCTCAGCACCGACAGCACTAGTTAAACCTAACCCAGGAGATTTACTCCTATGGCAATCACACATAAGACACGGGTACAGTAACAACAACTCACCCAACAGATTGTCACTCTCAATGAACATGATTCCACGAGTTGTGTTCTCTCATCGCTACGGTTTTGAATGTTCACCACTGGAGGAAGAATGGTCACAGTAGAAGAGTGGAATCAAGGTGAAATCATATCCTGGAAAGGTCACACAGGATACGTTAATTTTATCTCCCCACAGTACATAACCATGTGCATCAAAGAGATACAAAAGGAAGGAGAAGAAGCACTCGTAAGTAAGCGAGACGTGAATCAAGTTTGTATAGTCATTCATTCACAATACTGGGGGGACGTGTATCGTGAAGAATCAAAATGACACAACGCGGAAAGAAGAACTAGACTACATCTGGTTAACACTTAAGGAGGCAACTTCTATAGTGTTTGAACATTGGAGAGACTATTTCATCAAGAGCAAATACAAATGAGTTTTCCACAATTTGATATTTTTCTGTGGAAATCCTGTGGAAAAAGAATATCAAAATAAATATGGGTAAGTGTTAGATAAAGAGAGTAATTGTCTCAGGTTGTTGTAGTCTTAGCGTGTTTCCTAACAGTTGTCAACCCTCCGAAACATTACGATTCCTGATGATAACCCACTTGACAAACTCTCAGATCATAAGTAGAATCACAATGTCAGGTTTCAAAAGCACTCCTATGGTCTTCAGATTGTTTGACTCCGATGATAACCTCCGAGGAACGTTTAACTCTATCTACGATCTGGAATTGTTTGTGGACAGTGTAAGAAACTCAAGGGGAGAGAGTTATCCTCAAACACCGAGAATGTCTCCCTTTGACTATATCAAACACATTGGATGGATCTGGACTGTGACAGACAACAAAGTGTCACAGAAAGTGTTGTGAGCGCCTCTGTGGCGTGTATATTAGATGCATGGAAGGGAACACACCCGACCACACTCTAACCCCTCTCAAATCGTCTCTCATGCGTAAGATTGAACAGCAAATGTTGACCGCTATTCGGAACAACGACAACTGGCAATCTGCTAACACTTCTGTACACTACAACGAAGAGAATGATGTCTCTATTGTTCGTCTTCATGGCAACAAAATTGCCGAGGTTGGTGATGACTTTGTTCAGATCTTTGATGGTGGTTGGCAAACAACTACAACCAAATCTCGCCTGAATGTTATCATCAATGAGTTCTGCAATAGTCTCACTGATGGTGTCTTTCAGAAGAACTTTCAATGGTTCATTAAAGACAACAACGTGACCCGAGATTTTGAGTCTGGTTACATCTTCGCTTGACAATCACAGCGGGGTGGTGTATACTTAAGACAGTTACATCGCCCCCCTATTTAATAAGAACTCCGCCCAGATCGCAGTCATACCAAGGGATCTCGGGGGTCGGGGCGGCCGTAACCCCCCCTTAATTAAAAAAGGCAAACTACCCTAACCTACAAAGGTTCCCGATCGCCTGATATATAATAATCGGGTCTTCGTTTTTGCCAACCTCAAAATTTTTTTGCCCAGTAAAAAACGCCCACAGAGGATTTTATGGATTGGAAGATTCGTCAGGACCGTCAGGATGATAGAACGTTCATCTTAGAGACTCTGATTCGCCACGAAGGGCACTTAGATAACCGCATGTATGTTTGTGCAGACTATCTGGTCTCTAATGGTACGACAGAACCTGACGATGTGCGTTCTGCCTGGGCCGAATGGAAACGCGAAAACCCTGAAAACTATACTTTAACACCTCTCTAATGGCAAGATATTCCGTAGTTTATCAGACACCCTCAGACAAGATCGTAGATAGCAGACACTCTGACAGAGAATACGCTGAGGAAAGACGAGATTTCTGTCGTGATCTGCTACATAAATTAAATGTAGATTCAGTAGAGGTATCTATTGAGAGTGTCCTATGAAAAGATATACTGTCACAATTACTGAGGACGAAAACGGGGATCTTATTCTCCCAATTCCTGACGAACTTTGTGAGGATCTAGGATGGAATATCGGAGATGCTATTGAGTATTCCGATGAGGGTGATGGTAGTTTGTTATTATTCCGAGTGGATGAGTAGCGCGTTCACCGCATTAGACCACCGCGAAGGCTCTGAGGTACTTTATGTTTGATCCTGATAAAATTGAATTATCTGACATTGACTGTAGCGGCGTCCCCGCATGGTTTACAGATGAAAATAAGGCACTATGGATGGACAATAAAGTTGCCCATGATGCTATCTTACACTTGTTTGATAATGTCCTTACAAGGTTAGGAGAATGTGAGAAGGGCATCAATACCTTATCCGAGCATATCAACGCCTTGTACGAGCGTGTAAACGCCATTCCAGAGATATCTGGAGAGTTATTCCAATACAAACCCAAAGGAAGTGACTATCTACCCCTTGGTAAAAACTTTGATTACATTTACAAGCGCATAGAGGCATTAGAAAATGGGTTGCAATAAGTACAAAAACGCAACTGAAAATCAAAACCACTGTGATTGCTTCTCTCCTAATGGGGCAGGGGCAGTAAACAGTGGCGGTACTATGGGCTCTGCTAGTTTTATTGGAGTTACCTACAGTCATGCAACTTTTCCTGGTATTCCTGGTATAGCAGAGATAAGGGCAAAACGAGAACTTCCCAACATTCCCGAATACGAAAGAGATTTCGTAATGTACCCCTCTTCGCTTTGCCTAGCTACTAACACTCGTTTTGGTGGTGATACTAGTTGTGGTAGAACGATTGGAACCTGTGGAAAAATTATGGTTCCAGCTGGGGCATCATTATTTGGTGGCACAGATTATAGAATCATTGATCATTACCCAGGGGAATTATCATTTGAAGATGGGATGAGTGATGAATGGTTTTACTATTTGTATGACACTAGTAATCCCGTAGCAGGGTATCCTTGCTATTATATTGAGACTATTACTCGTACTAGTAGTTCAACTACCACTACAACAACTCCTCCTACAGGGGAGCCAGGCGATCCTGATTATGATCCTGGTGGAACTAGTTCATCTACTTCTAGTTCTAGCACTACTGATACCGAATGCCATCCCTGTACATCGTTCAGTTGTCCTGCAGGTGCCACTGGAATCAGTTATAGCACTGGTGACGGTCGTCTTGTAGATGGTAGAGATCCATATCCAACTCTTTGGACTGCTCATACTACATCTAAGTCTATCGCATTCCGCTATGATGATGGTGTTCCAACCACTGCTCCTATTGGTGCGATTGATTTTTCTATCAGTGGCAATGGATTGGCGGAAACCGATGCTTGGGATCAGGAACAACTGTACGGTAATTTCCTTACAGTTAGCGATAATCCTTGGGCAGATCCCGATGATATTGGTTTTAACTCTATTATTGTCGTTGGTGACAATGGAGAACTTAACGTTGGGCAGAATGCTACTGGTTTGAGACTCAAATTTCGTTATGAACCTTCTACTACGGTAACTAATAATACGGAAACGATCACTGGATCACTTATTCGTATTGATGAAGTCATGTCTCCTGGTGCAGGATACAGTGTTAATGATACATTTAACGTTTCAATTCCCGTAAACTCTGGTAGTATTGACTTTACGTTAAAAGTTACTGCTGTTGGACCTGTAGAATCCAGCAATCCATACAATAATTATGATCTTGTTAATGCAGGAGACACTGTAAATGGTCATACTGTTACCTCAGTTAAGCACATGGACCTTGATTTTAACTATCATGTGCTTGAACTTGACGGAGATGGTAACGATTTTACTAAAGATACCTCGTATACTACCAATCGTGGTAATAATATTACGGTAATTGCTGGTCATGGCATCGCAGATCGTGCGTTTTTTGGCGGAATGTATGAGTTTAGACAGAAATCTTTCCAATACATGACCGCAGACTTGAATAGAATCCCTAATTCTGCGGATAATCTGAAGCAACCTACCGCAAAATACACAGCAGAAGTCACTTATACCAGTGCATCTGACGTTGTGACTCTAAAAAATGCCGCAGATCTGGCATACATGAAGGTGGGATACTCGGTTAAGTCTCCTAGTATGCCCGCAAACACATATATTACCAGCATCAGTGGCAATGATATTACTCTGAGTCAGAGCACAACCGATCTAGATAACGCTACACTCACCTATGATGGTGAAATGACCGTTACTAATATTGAAATTGTCAACGGAGGTATTCAAAGTATCAACGTTGTTAACGGAGGAGAGAATTGGAATCTGCTGAATAAAGCGCCAAAGTTGGAACTTTTGAGTTCAACTTCTGTGGTTACTGATGCAGTAATTGATTATCAGTTTGTTGGCGGTGTTTTACAGTCTGTTTCTATTACTAGTCGCGGATCTGGATATCCTCAAGGAATGGATCTTGACATTGGTATCTCAAATGTTGGAAAAGATGTTGATGATCAAGCGTGGCCATCGTCAGATCGCGCATTTGACCGTTCAAATGACATCGGTGACGCAGTTTATTCGCTTCCTCAGTTCCAAAATCATCCTAATGAATCGGAATTGATTGAAATTGACACTGCTACTCAGTATGGACGACAACCAAGAGACTACAATTACGAAGGTGGAGTGATTGACACGTTTGAAAAGTTTCAAACAATCCTCCAGAGAGCAGCAGCAGACCGTCCTAAGAAGCAAAAAGCGGTAAAAAGTGAAGTTGTAGTCAAAGGAACGCAGGTAGTACAGAAAGATACTGGTGGAGAAGCGTCAATTGGACTTGAAAGTCTGCGTTTTAAGACTACATTGCGTGCTTCTGATCTCAGAAGTGGCATGAATAAGCACCAATATGAGGAAATTCGCTTTAATAATCCAATCAATCCTATCAATGACGTAAAACGTGTCAAAGGCGTACTCAGAACTGAGCGTCAAGAGCGCGATTTGCCCGATAGAGAAGATTATGAAGACCTGAATTGGCAGACACTTGATGATCGTCTTCCTGGAGCATTCAAACAACGCTCTGGGGCACAGAATTTTATGCAGCAACTTGTGGATGATGATAAAGTCCGCAAGGAAGACTACATCAATTTGAATACTGAAGCTCCAGAAGTTACTGCTAGCGGTAAAAAACTCAAGACTTTTGACCGAGAAGAGGTTATTACTGTAAGAGGAACCGCATTTGATCTTCCATGTGCTAGCAAATACACTAAATATTTACTAAGACAATATAAACCTGACAATCGCCAAACAATGGATATCAGTGTTAAACTGACATGGGAACCCAGTGTATCTGGTGGTTGTAGTGATGAAACTGGATGTGCTGGTGCAGGATATCCTTTTGGAGGTTGGGGCGATGCAGGTTCTAGCACAGAAGGAGACACTACTACTAGCGTTAGTTACAGTTCTACTCTTGCTGGACCTTATGGCGAAGGATGTCATGATTGGGAAGCAAATGGCAAGATTGTAATTCATAATGATCTTACTAATGGTGCATATGTCTATAAACTTGCCATAGATGCTTATGGCAATCCATTTTCATTCAAATGTCAATAGAGGTGCATTATGGCAGGTTTACCCGCTGCTTTGTATAGAGGTACATGTTCTGGGCATGGCACAACTTTTCCTCCCCATATCCACAGCACTGAGAACTGTGGAACCACTTGCATGACTGTAAAAACTCAACTTCCTGTTGCGACAAAAGACGGAGTTTGTATGTGGCCTCCTGCAGTTCTTGCTCCCGCAGGACCCTATTTGAGAACTGTTATCATTAACGGCATCATACCAATTTGTGATCAAGATATACTTACGCCACATAAGTCTCCAACCACCAATATTGTGATGGTTGGACCTTGTGGTCAGACTCCACCAGTTCCCATGCCATGTGTTTGTAGCATGTTGGCGGCAGAAGACGCCAGAGGAATTGGACATCCCCGAAAACTCACGGCATTGACAAAAACGGTATATGCGAATAAACTAGCAATGGGGAAGGTAGGTGATCCACTGGGTCCTCCATGCATATCAACTATCTCCCAAGGTAGTCCAAACGTTTTCATAGGTCCTTAATTATGGCAAGAGCAAAAATCGGTCTTAGCGGTCAAAAAGTCATTGAGTCCAAACCGAAAAAGTCCCGTCAGGGAAATGGACAGCATACCAAATATGCCGCATCTTCCCGTAATGGCGCTCGTAAGCGTTATCGTGGGCAAGGGAAAGGCTGATAAATAACAAAAGAGATAGTAACCTCTCAAAAAGTTCTGTTTACCTTACAAAGTAAGCAGATGGCAAACAATCCCGTTCCTGATAATGTTCCAAATTTGATGCAAAAAGATTTTGGAACCGTGGTTCTAATTACAGATCCTCGTTCTGACTATTTTTTGAATCAAGCGAGAAAAAATAGACCTCCTGCAGATCGTCTTTCTCGTCCTTGTGGTGGTAAAAACGGATTTGATGATTATGTAGAACGTTTTACTGAATAACCAGTGGCAATCAAGGAACTAAGATCAAAAAACTTTAGGGTCTCTCGTAATTTTAAGGATCTGGCGAATTCTTTTCGCCGCAATCCAGTTACGAAGGACCTTATTGTTTTATCTAACGAACAGGCGATCAAACAAGCGATGAAAAATCTTGTTTTGACCGCTCCTGGCGAAAAATTGTTCCAACCTGATGTTGGATCTAAGGTTTATCAGTTACTTTTTGAACCCCTTGATCCATTTACGGTAGATACCCTCAAAGATGAGATTGTAGACACTCTAAGAAACTTTGAACCACGAATAAATGTCATTAGTGTGGAAATTACTGCTAATGATGACTTTCATGATCTAAGAGTTGATGTTGAATATCGTATTGTTGGTCAACCTCTTGTACAAACTATAGACTTTATCTTACAGCGAGCGGAGTAACATGATTCCAACCGACCTTACAGCGATGGACTTCAACTCCATCAAGGCATCCATTAAGGATTACTTGAGGACTCGTCCAGAATTTACAGATTTTGACTTTGAGGGTGCAACTCTGTCATATCTGATTGATGTGCTCGCTTATAATACTTACTACACGGCATTTACTGCAAATATGGCAGTAAATGAAGCATTTTTGTCTTCTGCAACGGTTAGAGACAACGTTGTAAGTATTGCAAAACTTCTAGATTACACTCCTCGTTCTTCTAGGGCACCAAAAGCGTGTGTTTCGTTCTCTGTGCAGACCGAACTGTTTAATGGAGTGTTCCCACAGTTTGCAACCCTGAAAAAGGGTATTGTTGTAACTGGCGGAGAATATAATTTTGTAACTCTTGAGGATATCAGCGCAAATACTGATAATACTGGGATTGCAACCTTTAACAAGGTTGTAGTTTATGAAGGTGCTAACCTCACACACTCTTATACGGTGTCTTCCTTCAAAAAGCAGAAATATGTTATTCCTGCGGACAAAGTTGACACATCTACGTTGAGAGTAACTGTAAAACAGAATGCACAGTCTACTCAGGAGGACGTATACGTCCTTGCAACCGATGTTACGACTTTGAATGCAGAATCTAGAGTATATTTTTTGACAGAAACCGAAGATCAACGTTATGAACTTCAATTTGGCGATGATGTAATCGGCAGGAAGTTGGAAGATGGTGAAGTTATCAATATTTCCTATGTAAGAACTCATGAAGCAGATGCAAATGATATTTCGGAATTTGATTTTGTTGGAACGGTTGTAGACCAGTACGGCAGACCAATTGGAGACATTGAGGATGATTTGCTCGTCAATGAAAGGTCTCAACTTGGAGATATTCCCGAAACTGTCTCTGAAATCAAATTTTCTGCTCCTAGAACCTATACGACTCAGTTGAGAGCAGTAACTGCTCAAGATTATGCATATATCACCAAAAAAGTGTATGAAAATGCAGAATCTGTCATTGCATTCGGCGGAGATCAACTCTCTCCTCCAGTTTACGGCAAAGTATATGTTGCAGTAAAAACTAAAACTGGAAATACTCTAAACAATGCTTCAAAACTGCAAATCTCTAAAGATTTGCAGCAGTATGCTATGGCATCTATTGAACCTGTGGTAATTGACCCAGAGTTCCTTTATGTGCCCACTTCATTGTATGTTTTCTACGATCCCACAAAAACTAGTAAGAGTGTTGCAGAACTGCAAAACTTGGTATTGGGTGCTATTGAACAATTTGCCGATCAGGAAAATATCAACAACTTTGGATCTACGTTCTCACTTTCTAAGTATGAAAAGGCAATTTCCCTTGCCGATAACTCTATTGACTCTGCTTCTGTTCAGACTACGCTTCTCAGGTATCTGAAACTGAACCCTGGAACCGTTGACACATACTGTACTGATTTCGGATCTCCTATCTACGATTCTAACCCCTCTAACGACGGTGGAAATGTGTCTAGTGGTGGCGATGGTGGTGATGGTGATAACGGGGGTGCTGGAGACGGTACTGGAGGGGGCACTGGGGACGCAAAGTGCTACAAGGAACCCGTAATTAAATCTGGACAGTTTATTACCATTGACAGACCCGATGTCATCCAATATTTTGAGGATGATGGTTTTGGAAACTTGAGAACCTACTATAACAGTGGTTCTAGTAAGATCTACACAAATAATAATGCAGGAACTGTAGATTATGGTACTGGTAAAATTTGTTTTGGTCCCGTAGAAGTCACTGATCCCGTTGATCAGATTCCAGTTCAAATTATTCCAACAAACATCTCGTCTGTTACTCCTGCTACTCCTGGAACCGTTATTTCTCTTCCCATTCCAAACATTACGGTTGTTCCTGTCGGAACCCTGCCACCTCCTACAATCCCGCTAAATAATCTTACGCCTGACCAGTTCCAGCAACTGCCTGCTGTCATTACTCCGATTGATATCACCAACGTTGGTGACCTCAACAACATCGCCTGTTTCTGATCTAATATAAACGTCAATGAGCCATCCAAATAAGGTCTCTCAGAATATCTACAATCAGCTCCCTGATTTTATCAAAGCTGATTATCCTGCATTTGAAAAGTTCCTAGAGTATTACTACAAATCTCAGGAAAAGACGGGTCAACCACAAAATATTATCAATGAGTTTCAGAAACTTCTGAACATTGATGAGTATGACTTCAAACTCATCAGAAGTGAATCTGAGTTGTTGGAACCTGTAACTGCAACTGATGATATCATCACTGTAGAAAGTGTTGACGACTTTTTGGAAAAGAATGGTAGCATTCTCCTAAATGAAGAAATTATCTATTATGAAAGGGCAAACAAATCTCCCGAAATCTCTTTAACTGAAGGTATCTCGTACGAGGAGTATAGAGAGAAGTGGATTGAACTTCAAAGTCCTTACATGGATTTTAACGGCGTTGTTAGGACCTTCCCTCTGCTGTCTCAGGACAATCCTATTGCACCTCCTTCAGAGGACCACATTGTTATCCGTTTGTTCGGTAAATATTTGATTCCTGGAGTTGATTATACAATTCAAGGCACTAGTGTCGTATTTACCGATCCTCCTAGATCTCCCAACCCATCAGACTCTATTGAAGAGACCGCAGTCTTTTATCTGAAGGGTTTCCTGCAAGATCCTATACAAGAGGTTGATAATATTTCAACTCTGTTCAACTCTTCTAGGACCGAGTTCCCTCTGGAAGTTTCGGGAGTAAACTATAACCCTGTTTTGCAGGTGTATCTGAATGTTGTCATCAATGACAATCTGCTGGTTCCTTATAAGGATTTTTCCATTATCAATAGGGATGGGCAATATTTCATCAAAATGAAAGTTGCACCTCCTTCTCAGGCAAGATCTTATATTGGTTCTGTTGAGGCACCGATTAGTAGTTTTGGTTCTGGTGCAACTGCTATTGCCCAAATCAACAATAATGGCAATCTGACTGGCATTAAAGTAAAGTCTGGCGGTACTAACTATCGCCTCCAGTATCCTCCCGCTGTAGAAGTGGCAACTACCACAGGTGGAGGTGGCGCGTCTGCATATTCTCTCGTTAATGGTATCAAAACCCTTTCTCTTCTGGGTGGCGGTGCTGGTTATAGCGATTTGAATCCCCCTATTGTTAATATTGAACCTCCCACCGCCGCTGGTGGGATTCCTGCTGCTGCAAAAGCACTTGTAACTAATGGACAGGTAACTGGACTTGAGTTGCTTAACTCGGGTAGCAATTATACGTTTACTCCTAGAGTTACTTTCCTTGATCCTGGTGGATGTGTCTTTAGCAATCCTACTATTGATGTTAATGGTTCCATTGAACCTGAAAGTATTGAAATTGTAGAAGTGGGTAAGGGATATACTGTTCCTCCTACCATCTATGTTGATCCTCCGACTGGTGCTGACCCTCTGCAGGCAGAGATCGTTGCTCAAATTGGCACTGACGGCACTGTAACAGGGTTTACTGTAACTAATAGGGGTAGAGGGTATACAACCTCTCCTAGGATTGCTGTGATTGATCCTGGTGCTGCACAAATTCTGGATGTCACTGTTGATTCTACTGGTAGAGTTGTTGAGATTGAACTGCTTTCTGGCGGTTCTGGTTATGTGGATATTCCTTCTATCTACATTGTAGATAACCGTAAGGATCCTTCTGGCGCATTTATCGGTGGATCTGGTGCTACTGCAGTTGCGTCTATTTTTAACGGTCAAATCACCGATATCAATATTACTAATTTTGGTACTGGATACGATCCTGCTAATCCTCCTAAAGTTGTGATTCAGCGTCCTCCTTCGGCAAATGCTTCTGCCGAAGTTGGTTTCGGTGAGGTTACGGGTTTCCGTGTAGTTGAATCTGGTTCCGATTATACTAAAGCTCAGTTTATTGGGTGCTCTCGTGGTGTTTCTGGTATCGTTGGATATGATACCGATGGTAATGCAATCTATGAGCAAAAAACTAGCCCCACTAACCACAATATTGGCACCGCAGTAAAATGTCTGGATGGTGTTTTTGTTGAGAAAATGCTCAGCAAATTTACTGAACAATACCTTCCCGACATCCCTAAGATTGACCTTAATAAGATTAACATCAATACGGTCATTAAGACTATCCGTACCTTCTATTCGTCTAAAGGTACGAGAGGTTCTATTGCATATCTGTTCAAGATTCTCTACGGTGAGGATGTAAGCGTATCCTACCCCAAAGAGCAGATTGTAAAACCCTCTGCTGCTAGTTGGCAAGTTGACACCATTCTACGTTGTGTCGTTGAGAGTGGCAATCCTCAAAATCTTAAGGACGGTTTCCTGCAGCAGTTCCAAGATCAAGTTGACCCCAATATTGGTAGCGCATCTGCTCTGATTGAGAATTTCATCTCAATTAAAACTTCAGAATTGGAAATCTTTGAACTTGTTCTCTCTGAAGAGACAATTCAAGGAACATTCACGATTCCCTACAAGACTAAACTCGCTGAAGGTATTAGTACCACTGATAGTGTTCTTACTGTTGACTCTACCATCGGTTGGCCCGAGAGAAACGGTGAGATCCTTGTCGGCACCGAACTTATTAGATATAAAGAAAAGTCACTCAACCAGTTTATTGAGTGTACTCGTTCTGTAAATAATATTGTTGAAGATTGGGATGCTGCAACTGAGGTTACTTCTAACTTCTATGCATATGTGAATTATGGAACAGACCAAGAGGTCGTCGTCAAAGTTGTCGGTATTATTAAAGCAGAGAACACCACTCTGACCGATGATGGAACTTATTATCTCCCTGGTGATAAACTGACGGTTTCAAAACTTGGTGCTTCCGAAAATGTTCCCTTGCTGAACACTTGGAACTACAATGTAAAAAAACTTGTATCGGTTGATAGAATTGAGTTTGGCGGCGTTAACAATCAAACTGCCACTGTTTATTGCAATAATCCTCATGGTCTCCTTGTGGGGGATCAGGTAACCATCTATGGTGCCAACCCTATTCTCTTTAACGGTACTTATTTTGTACAGTCTAGAGAATCTACGACAGTATTTAAGTATCAACTCGTTCAACCTGCTGCTGTTGTACCTCAGGGAAATATTCTCATCTCGGTTGACCTTAACCGAGGTAAGTCTGATGTGGAGTCTATCAATAACTCCATCGGCATTTATACTACCAACATTCAAAACTCGTTCTTTAACGACGACTACGTTTACGTTGCCGCATCTGGTATCCCGAACTATAAAGTCGGTCCTTTTGTTGGGCAGGCACTTATTCCTGGAAACCAGCGTAAACTTCTCCGATTCCCTAGAGTCTCGCAGACTATCTCTACTAAGGATGAGATTCAACCAGGACCGATTGGAGCATGGGTAAATGGTGTTTCTATCTGGTCTTATAAGTCTAGTAACAAAAAAATCTTTGGTGAAGTTACCAAAATCAATATTATCAAACAAGGCGATTCGTATGATTCTGCATCTCCACCATCTCTGACAATTTCCAATGGTGGTGGTACTGGTGCCACTGGTTCTGTTATCATTGACGGTTCTCTGACCGCAATTAACATTACTGCCACTGGTAGTGGATATACCAGTCCTCCTCTGGTATCTATCGTTGGTGGTGGTGGTTCTGGTGCTTCTGCTACAGCAGTTGTTACTAATGGACAAGTTTCCAGAGTCCTTATCAATAGTGGTGGTACTGGATATACTTCTAGACCCGAAATTACTATTGTTGGTGGCGGTGGTACTGGTGCTACTGCTTTGGCAGAAGTTCGTGGTCCTATTAAAGAAGTTGTAATCAACACTGGTGGTACGAAGTATACGTCCCAACCAGACATCACCCTGAGTTCTGGTGAAGGTGCTCAAGCACAAGCTATCGTCCAGAATGGTCGTATTATTTCTATTGCCGTCATTAACGCTGGTAGCGGATATACAACTCCTCCTATTGTTGAAATTTATGGTAATGGTTTTGGTGCTATTGCTACTGCAAACATTGATACTGACGGCGAAAATGCTGGTCGTGTAACTAGCATCTCTATCAACAACAGAGGTATCAACTATGAGGCAGGAACTACCGTAATTATTCTGCGTTCTGTTGGTTCAGATGCACAGTTCACTGCTGAAGTACAAAGTTGGACTTACAACCTTGCACCTATCACGGCGCTTGATGATGCTCAGGGTTCCGTGTTCTCTGGTTATAATAACCAGTATGGTGGTGAGTATGCCCACTTTACCAATCCCAAGAGACTTAGATACGTTCTGGGCGACAACCTGTTGGAAGACTCTAACGGTTCCCTGACCGAATCCACCAGCAATATTTCTCACTCTCCGATTATTGGTTGGGCATTTGATGGTAACCCAATTTACGGTCCTTATGGTTACACTGATCCTACTAACCAAAGTTCCAACATTCGTCGTTTGGAACCGAGCTATAGACTTAAGCCTGCTCTGGTACTGAACGCAATCACCAATCCTACCCCTGTTAGAGAAGGTGGTCCTCTCCTCGCAGATGACCCTGCAGGCACTTATATTGAAGATTATGAGTATACCTTCGGTGAAGGTGATTTGGACCGCTATAACGGGCGTTTTGGTAAGACTCCTGAGTTTCCTGAAGGCGTCTATGCATACTTCACTTGCATTGATGCTACCGAGCAGGGCAATCCAGTTTTCCCGTATATCATTGGACCCAACTTTAACTCCAGTGTAGATAAGTGGAACTTGGCATCAACTGCAGTACAGCAGAATATTCCTACTGGCGTTATCCGTTATCGTGATCCCTATGAGAATGTTGATATTGATGTTGAGCGTACTCCTAATGCGACTGCTGACCTTCTGACTACGGAAGATGGTCTTGAGTTGACGTTTGATCCCATTTGGGAAGATTCCGATGGTGATAACGTAATTGATACGAATTATCAGATTGACGATGATAATGATATTACTACTCCTGAAGTTAGACTGACAACTCGTCCTGATGACAGAGTATTCCGTCTGACCTATGATCAAAGTAATATTACGATGGAAGTAGGTCAAACATATGCTATCCCCGCATACACTACTACGAATGAACTGTATGCTCCTTCTACCGATCCCATCAATGTACAGGTTCTGTTCAATGGTATTACTAATACCACTGTTCTGGTAAGAGTTGTATCCTCGGAGAAGTTTGCTCCTGCGTTTGATGGCACCTATGATCAGTATATTGGTCTGAACTTTGTTTATACTGATGATGATGGAAACACTACTTCTGCAAACATTGTTGACGTAGAATTTATTGGTTTCCGTGCAACTTATGAAATTACTGATGAACTGGTAGTTGAAGAACTTCAAGATGTCGGTTCGCTGTTGGAAGAGAACAAACTGGAACTGTTTGACTACTTCCCTAAAGTTAGATTTGACTCTAAGGTTGACATTGAAGTTGAATCTATCACAAAGTTTGAGGACGCATCTGTTAATGGATTCGTTGTAGAGAACCCTGGTGATAACTATCAGGTAAATGACCGTCTGATTTTTGATGATATTGACAGTGAAGGTTATGGTATTTCTGCCGTTATCAGAACTATTCAAGGTAAGACTATTTCAACTTACGACTTTGAACTTATCAATGATGTTCCTCATGGCGTAATCACTACCGATGTACCTCATGATCTGGTTTCTGGTGATAAAATCCAAGTTAGCTATACTCCCGAGATCTCTACCGAAAACAGACAATTTAAGGTAAAAGTTGTAAATGGTATTGAAACCATTAAAGTTACTCAAATTGGTACTGGTTATACTGATGATGTACCGATTTCCGTTGAAATTGATGGGGATGGCCAACACGCAGAAGTTAATCCAGTAATCAATGTCAGCAATGGTACAGTATCTTCGTTTGACATCGTTAAATCTGGTAATGGATTTAGCGACAATCCAAGACTGATTATTTCTCACCCTCAAGAGTTTAAGAAGGCGGAATACTTTATCAATGGTACTGAAAACCTGAATGATACGGTAATCAATGCTGTCTACACCAGTGATGTTACTAAAGACATCTATGTTTGTGGTAATACCCTTGATCAATTTGATAACAGAGTTGGTTTTGTTGCAAAATATTCTACTAGTGGTGATATAGTTTGGTATAAGACTGCCAGATCTGAGCAACCCAGTGGTCAAGATACTTTCTGCAATTTTACTG